CTTCGCGCTGGTCACCGCCCACTTCCTTCGCGCGGGAGCGGAGGAAGTGGGCGGTGACCAGCGCGAAGCCCGGCTGGGTGCGCGGCATGGCCGCGATGCGGGCCTCCACCGCGCGGGCCAGCGTGGCGGCTGTGGCGGGATTGTCGCCGCGCAGGTGGAGTTCCAGCGCCACGCGCACTTCGCGGCCGGTGCGGTCCTTGGTGCTCCAGTCGGTGCTGGCGCTGGCGGCCAGGCCGAGCCACGGCACGGGTGCGCGGACGGGGCTTTCCTCGGTCACGATATTGATGTCCGCCAGCGCGGGATCGGCGGTGAGCCACGCGATCAGCGCGGCGCGCAATCGGGTTTCCATGGATCAGGACCCTTTCGTTGCAAGCGGCCAGAGCAGGCGCGGATCGCGCCACCGCGCGGGATCGGGGGCACGCCGGCGGTGTTCGACATAGGCCTCCGCCACCCGGCGGGCCCGTTCGGCGAGGCGCGCGGCGAAGTCCGCCGGGGCGGGCGGTTTCGCCGCGATCATGCGAGGCGCAGCCTGCGCCATGGCCGCCACAGGGCGACGACGGCGGTCGGCGGCGTGCGGGCGCCGCCCGCCTCGGTCCGATCACGGTAAAGTTCGGCGGCGAGGCGGATCGTGCCGTGGCGGATGGCATCGGGCAGTGCCGTCCAGCCGGCGGCCATGCCCGCGGTGAAGCGCACCGCGATCCGCCTGGCGGCAAAGGACCGCAGCACCCGCACTCGCGCGCCGCCATCGGCCGTGAGGTCCACGGCATAGTCGGTTACGGGCAAGGGGCTGCGCGTGCCGTCGGCGGCCACGGCCGCCACCGCCACGATCGCCTGCACCGGGTGGGTCGCCAGAACCTGCCATGCGGCGCTGGCGGGCAGCAGTTCCTCGCACTCCGCCTCCAGCGGCAGGTGCCCGGTGAAGCCTTCGCACAGGCCGAGCGCGGCGAGGAGCAGGCGGGTGAGCGGAGCATCCTCCCCGCTGGCGGTGATGGCGAGCCAGTCTTTCAATTCGCCGAGCGCCGCGGCTGGCAGCGCGGCAGGGGTCAGGATCGTCCGCTGCATGGGATGACTCCGGTTGTGGAGGAAAGGCGGGGCGAAACCCTCCGTCATTGCGTCGCCCACGGCCTCGCAATGACGAATGGGGTGAGAAGGGAGCGTGCAACGCCCGGTCGGCGCAGCCGACCGCAAGGCCGACCGGCCGCCCGCAGCGCCGCAAGGCGCGAGGATAGCGCACGCGCGGATGCGCGTGCGCCGCTCGAACTACGCCTCGATCTTCAGCAGCTTGATCGCCGCGCTGTCGAGCACCTGCCCGCCCACGCGGCGGGTGGCGTAGAAGTGGACGAAGGGCTTGTTGGTGAACGGATCGCGCAGGATCGTGGTCGCGTTGCGTTCGGCGATCAGGTAGCCGGCCTTGAAATTGCCGAAAGCGATGGGGAACGTGCCCGCCGCCACGTCGGGCATGTCCTCGGCCTCGACCACCGGGTAGCCGAGCAGGCGGTCGGGCTGGCCTTCGACCAGGCCGGGCTGCCACAGGAACGCGCCGTCGGTGGTCTTGCGCTTGCGCACATGGGCCAGCGTGGCGTAGTTCATCACCCAGCTCGCGCCCTGGCGGTGCCCGGCCTTCATCGTGTGCACCAGGTCGATCAGGACGGTTTCCGTCGCCGTGCCGAGCGTGCTGGCGTGGCCGCTGCCCACGTATTGCAGCGTGCCGAACGCGCGCGCGCCGTCCGCCGCGGTGGACTTGAGAGCGGCAAGGAAGCCCTTGGGCTGGTTGAGGCCGGTGCCGTTGACGAACGCGGCCCCTTCGGCACGGGCGAATTCCATCGCGATCTCGCTCGCCAGCCATGTTTCGAGATCGAACGCGGCATCGTCCAGCATCGCCTGGCTTGCCGCCGGGTTGGCGTAAAGCTCACCGAACGGCGGGGCGACTTCGCTGAACTGCGGGGTGCCGGTCTCGGGCCGGGCGGCCGTCTCGCTGACCCAGCCCGACGCGGTGCCGCCGGTGGCGACCAGCTTGCGATAGCCCGCGCTGCCCACCTGCACGACCTGGGCGAGATTGCGGATCGGGCTGATTTCCTTCAGCTCGCTGGCGATCATCGCGTCGATCTCGCGCGGGACGGCATAGCCGCCATCGGCCGCGACCCCGCCGTTGAGCGACTTGACCTCGCTCTCCCGGCCCTGCCGCAGGTAGCCGTCGACGAAGCCTTTCACTTCGACATTCTGCCGCACGCCATCCAGCGCCGGCCGCGCCGCCGCGCGGCTCACCCGGTCGAGCCGGGCCTTCACTTCATCGACATCGGAGCGCAGCACGCCGATCGCCTTCTCGGCCTCGTCCTGCCGCGCGACGAGATCGAACGACGCGGCGAGCACTTCGGTTTCGTGTTCCATTTCCATATCCATCGGGATTTGCCTTTCGTTGGGGATTGGGGAGTTGGGTAGGTCAGCGCACCAGGTGGACCCGCGCGCCGGGCTGCAGCGGGTGAGTGACGAGGCTGACTTCGGTCAGCTCGATGTCCTCCAGCAGCCGGCCGCCGGGCTGCGGGCGGTAGCCGCGGGCGCGGTAGCCGAAGCTGAGGCCGCTGACGGCGCGGTGGGCGAGGGCCGTGGCGGCGCGGCTGTCCGGGCGGTCGATCCGGGCGATCACGCGCAGGCCGCGCGCATCCTCCCGCACCTGCTCGATCCAGCCGATCTGCCGGTCCGGTCGGTGCTGCCAGTAGAGCGGCAGCGGATCGGCGCGTTCGCCCAGCGTGCGGGCGAAGGCGCCGGGGCGGATCGTGTCGCCGCCGCCGTCGCGCACGCCGAACAGCGCGGCGTAGCCGGCGAAGCGCAGGCTCATCGCGGCACTCCGTCGCCCATGCCGAAGCGATAGGCCGCGCCGAGCAGGACCAGCGTGAACACTGCCCGCACCACCCAGCCCACAGCCGCGCGCCACACCCCGGCCTTGGCGTCGCGCCAGGCCTTGAGCAGTTCGCGCAGCTCGTCGATGTCGCCCTGCGCATTGGCGTCGGCGAGGCCCAGCCGGGCGAGCGCGCGGCCGGCGCCCAGTTCGCTCGCTTCCTCCACCAGGGCGCGCAGGGTGGTCAGTCCGCCTCCTTCGCCCTGCGCCTGCGCGACCAGCCGCGCGAGCATATCTTCGCTGTTCATGATGCGTCTCCTTTCGGGGTGAGGCCGAGCAGGGCGCGCTTGTCCGCCGGGTCGAGGAAATCGGCGGCGGACACCTGCGCCCACAGCCGTTCGCGGTCCTCCGCCAGCGCGGGCACCCGGTCGAGATCGACCGAGAGCCGCGCCTTGGGGAACCAGGGGGCGAGCCCTTCCTGCAGGGCGGCGAGGATCTTGCCCGTCAGCGGCAGCAGCGTGAGCCGCCACAGCGCGCGGTTGGCCTCGCGGTAATTGGCGTAAGTCGCGTCGCCCGGCAGGCCGAGCAGCATCGGCGGCACCCCGAAGGCGAGCGCGATGTCGCGCGCGGCGGCGGCTTTCAGCGCGGCGAAATCCATGTCCGCCGGGCTGAGCGAAAGCGACTGCCACGACAGCCCGCCTTCCAGCAGCATCGGCCGCCCGGCGTTGCCGTGGCCGGAAAAGGTCTCGGTCAGCTCCTGCTTCAGCCGGGTGAACTGGTCGGCGCTCAGCCCCCCGCCGTCGCCGGCGTCGTAGACCAAGGCGCCGGACGGGCGGGCGGCGTTCTCCAGCAAGGCGCGGTTCCACGCGCTGGCGGCGTTGTGGATCGCCACCGCCTGCTCGGCCGCCACGAGGCAGCCCGCGCCATAATGGTCGTCGCCGGGGTGGAAGTGCTTGAGGTGGATCACCGAGGGCCAGCCGTCCTCGTCCTCCACCGGCAGCGTCACGGTCCGTTCGCCGACGCGGTAGAGGAAGGCGGCGGGCCAGCCGTCCGGGCCGGGGCGGATCGCCACGCGTTCGGGCCGCAGGGCATAGAGCTCGGCCGGCTGGCCGCCACCGTCGCGGACCACCTGGACGAAGCCGTTGCCATGCAGCAGCAGGTGCGCGGCCAGCGTTTCGAGCAGCGACTGCCCGGCACTGGTCGCGCCGACCAGCGCCATCAGCGCATCGTCGCTGGGCAGGAGCGGGGCGCTGCCGACCCCTTCGGCCACCAGCCGCACCGCACGCTGCGCCACCGGGTTGTCGAGATAGGCGCGGGTGACCGAGCGGGTGTATTCATAGGGCGGGACAGCCGGGCCGGGATCGTGGGCAAAGGCCCACGGCGAAGCGAACCCGCGCGCAAGGGGCACGCGGCTCGCTCCACCGCCCTTGAACGCGGCGGCGAGACTGGCGAGGAAGGACATGGGATGTTCCTTTCGATGACATTCGTCACCCCCGCGCAGGCGGGGGCCCAGAGCGCCAGGGGTGAGGGCGGAACTGGGTTCCCGCCTGCGCGGGAATGACGAAATGGGGTGTGTGAGGTTTCCGTCATTGCTTCGGCCTCCGGCCTCGCAATGACGCTCAGTTAAATCCGCATCACGCGTGGCTCCGGGCGTTGGCCGAGCATCAGTTCGCTCAGCGCCCAGACCAGGGCGTCGGCGCGGTCGGGACTGCGGGTGGGGCCGTGGTAGCCGCCTGCCGCCATCAGCCCGCAGAGCTGGTCC